CGAGTTTGGTGCAGCAGCAGGCATGCTCAACAATATACTTAGTCTCAAGCGAGGCGTCAACATACCAAAAGGGGCACAAGTGTTTGCGCCACAAGGGCAAGCCATACAGCTTAACCCCGGCGCCAAAGATGATTGGCGTGTGCGCATAACCTGTGAATGGGATAATTTCAACAGTGATTTGTTCAAAGTTCTGAAAAGCACCGGAGGAGTAGTTTGGCCATACATGCCTAATATCACAGTCAGTACCAAAGCAGAATACAATACCATACCTATCACCCATGCCAACTATTCTCAATACAGCTACAAAAACAGTGTGTTCGATGACATAACAATCAGCGGTGAGTTCAGCTGTGAAACTGCCTCAGATGGTGCATACTGGATAGCTGCTACAACATTTTTCAAGACAGCTACCAAGATGTTTTTCGGTGAAGGTAACCTTGCAGGAAATCCTCCTATTATCTGTAATCTCACAGGATATGGCAGTCATGTATTTGACAAAGTTCCTGTGATAATAAAATCATTCTCTGTGGATCTAAAAGACGATGTAAACTATATCAAATGTGATCCTTTTAAGAACGGCAAATACACTTGGGTGCCGGTGTTAAGCACAATAACAGTGCAAGTAGCGCCAGTGTACAGTAGACAAGGTTTGAGGAAATTTAACCTGCAAGACTATGCCAGCGGAAAAATGTCCGGTGACAAACAAGTAGGATACATTTAATGGCCAAATATGCAAAAACCAGCCCCTGGTCTGACACAAGGCAGAATAATTTTTATCTTGATCTTTTAGAGATCAGGCCAGTGCCAGCTGAAGCAGATGATTTTAGATACGTGATAGAAAATCAGTATAGACACAGACCCGATCTATTAGCCTATGATGTCTATGGCAGTGCTAAATTGTGGTGGGTGTTCATGCAAAGAAATATGAGTGTGATCAACGATCCTATATATGATTTCGTGCCAGGAACTGTGATATACTTGCCTAAAAAAGAAAATCTTTCAAAGTTTCTAGGAGTATAAATGGTCGCACGATTTATTCCTGACGGTCGAGAATTAGTTTTTAAACCAGACGGTACTCGAGCAATTGAAGAATTCACCAATAGCACCATTGCCTTAGGCAATGCCGTGAGAAAAACCCTAGAGACACCCGCACGAGCCGCTGATGTGTTGCAAAATGGTGAATCAAAACAAGAAACCAAATCAAACACCACAGCCGCATCAGCTAAGAAAAATTTACCTGCTAAAGTTACCAATCCCATGGAAGTGTTTGCTAGTTCAAACGTTCTGTGGACATTTGCTTGCTTGACTCCGCAGCAATTCAATGATCCAAAATCCTATAGAAATAATCCAACAGCATTAAAAAATATAGTGTTTTCATCTGCAGGACGATATGACGCAGATAGAGTAGGAACATTTTTTGGCAGTCCAGAATACTACATCAATAATTTTGTGATGCAGACAGTGATAGGAGCCAACGAAGCCACGGGAAACAGTAATGCTGTGAAATTTAGTTTTGACATTATTGAACCACATTCTATGGGACTGTTGTTACAAAGCATGCAGAACGCCGCAGTGAAAGCACAATACCTCAGTTATTTAGACAATGCACCATTTGTGTTACGCATGGACATCCAGGGATTCAATGAGCTAGGACAGAATTTGTCTCAGATAAAACCCAAGTATTTTGTAATGAAACTGTCGTCTACTAAATTCACGGTCAATGAAGGAGGCACTGTATACAAGGTAGAAGCCATACCATATAATCATCAAGGATTTTCTGATGTTATCAACACTACTTACAGTGATGTAAAACTAGTTGCCAGCGGCCCTGGTCTTGTGTTTGATCTGTTATCAGGCGGCGAAGGTAGTCTCGTAGCCTATCTCAACGACAATGAAAAAAAATTAAAAGCCGACGGCAAAATCACGCAACAAGATGAATATGTGATACAGTTTCCCATACTTTCCAGTGACTGGCAAAGTTCGGCAGGAAGTCAAGCAGAAATAAAAAGAGCCACAACAGACCCTGGCAAAGAAGCGAAGATAGCGGCTGCGGCAAAATACATCAGTCAAGCCGATGTGATCAAAAAAGATCCCCAACTACTAGACAAGAATTATATAGCCTCTGCGAGTCTAGGATTTAATCAAAGTTCCGGTGGTAAAGCCGTTTTCAAGCGAGCCGGCGATCAATACGATGAAAAAACAGGGGTGTTAATCAGAGATGGCATGACCATAGATCCAAAAACTCGAGCCTTTCAATTTGGTCAGAATCAGTCATTGACCGCAATCATCAACCAAATTATTCTCAGTTCAGAATATGCCACAAATGCATTGAAGCCACAAAATCTCACACCACAGGGATTCATTAAGTGGTTCAAACTAGATGTGCAACTAGAGCTATTAAAACCCGATGAACTCACAGGCGATTACGCAAAAAAGATCACTTACAGAGTGGTGCCATATCTAGTACACCAAAGCATATTTGCCAATGCTACATCTGCACCAGTGGGGTATGCAGAACTCATGAAAGATGTTGTCAAAGAATATCAATATATCTATACCGGACAAAATGTCGACATCCTTAGTTTCAGTATCGACATCAATAATTTATTCTATGCAGGAGCAAATCCTAAACCAGAAGCAGATGCTGCTAAAACTGCTGCACAAGATCAATTCGGATCCGAAACAAAAAACGCTTCTACCAAAACAGGTAAAGGACAGGCCAAGGAAGTGCAAGGTGCACAAACTGGTAGATCTAGACCAAAGCGTGATCCTAGACTATTGAAAGGATTCAAAGGTGGGTCTGACTATAAAACGGTTGAACAAAACGTTGCAGAAAATTTCCAAGAAGCATTTATCAGTGGTAGCAGTGCTGACATGGTCACAGTAAACCTTGAAATACTTGGTGATCCTTATTGGTTGATAGATTCAGGAATGAGTAACTATTTTGTGGGTGCTGCTTCACCCACAGCCCAGATCACAGATGATGGCACCATGAATTACGAAAGCGGCAACGTTTACATCTATATGACATTTAGAACTCCAGCCGACATAAACCAAGAAACAGGTTTATATGATTTTTCAATATCGGGAAAGGAAAGTGCATTTGGTGGTATATATAGGGTGGTATCCTGTGAAAATACATTCAATGATGGAAATTGGAGACAAAAATTAAAATGTATAAGAATGCCAGGACCACAAGGACCTGAAGTCAATGAAACCATCACTGGAGAAAAAGCATCAGTGGTCAACAAAGCAGAGGTTCCAGCTATAGAAATAGGTGAGAAAGAATCACCAAAGACATCTATCGTAGACAACAGCTCCGGTAATTCTAATGTTGGCGCTGCCCCGGTTGAGAATGCCGCTGCACCTGCCACAAGTGCTGCTCCGAATCAATCTCAAAGAAGAGTTGGATTCAGGTATTATCGAGATCTAGGAAAAAATTAATGGCTGAATTATCAAGACCGTCAGTCGACGATGCAGACAAGGGTGGTGGATTAACCACTGGTATCTATATTGCCAGGGTGATTAGTCATCTTGATCCCTCATTCAATGGGTCAATCGAAGTCAACTTGTTAAAGGATCAGTCAAATACATCCGGCGAAGACAGTCAAACTTTTATTGTCAAGTATGCATCACCATTTTTTGGATACACACCATTCGAGTTCATGGGAAAGAATGATGGAACAAAATCAACCATAGATGGCTTCAATGACACTCAGAAATCATATGGTATGTGGTTTGTGCCACCGGATGTGGGAGTCAACGTATTGGTGTTGTTTGTGAATGGAGACCCCGCCGCGGGATTTTGGTTTGCCTGTGTGCCAGGTGTTAATATTAACCACATGGTTCCGGCCATAGCCGGCAGCACTGTGAACACTCTTGATGCTGAAGATAAAAAAAGATACGGTGATACCTCATTGCCCTTGCCTGTGGCTGAAATCAACAAACGCATCAACGGCGATGAGCAACAGATCGATCCCGAAAAATTCCCCAGAGTAGTGCATCCTATCGCAGATAGATTTCTCGAACAAGGACTATTAGAAGATGATGTTAGAGGTTTTACTACTTCATCACCGAGACGGGAAGCTCCTAGCATGGTGTTTGGGATATCTACTCCGGGTCCTCTAGATCGCAGAGTCGGTGCAAAAAAACAGCAGATAGGTAAGTCAGACAGTATGGCCACAGTGCCTGTGAGTAGACTAGGTGGCACACAGTTAGTCATGGATGATGGCAATGACAGATTTCATAGAGCCACCTCCGCTGCTGACGGGCCAGTAAAGTACATTGATCTATTAGACGCAGAAAATCAACGAAAAGGCGATACCGGTTCTGCAACTATACCAGCCAGCGAATACTTTAGAGTAAGAACTAGGACTGGCCATCAGATATTGATGCACAATTCAGAAGACCTAATCTATATTGCCAATGCTCGCGGGACTGCATGGATAGAACTTACCAGTAATGGCAAGATAGATGTATATGCTGAAGACAGCATCAGTGTGCATACTCAACAAGATCTCAACATACGTGCTGATCGAGATATAAATCTAGAAGCCGGCAGAAATATCAATATGAGAACTGAAACAGGCAAGTGGCATGCGGAAATTGCCACAGACATGGAGTTTCTAATCAACGCAGATGCCAAGCTCACTGTTGGTGCTGACCTTGACATACTAGTAGGAGCCAAGACTAAAATATCCACTAACAATGATTTAGATATAGCGTCTGGAGCAGAAACTAAGATCAGCTCTACTTCAGACATAAATCTCGGTAGCGGTTCTGAACTCAAACTCAACGGTACTAAAATCAATTTCAATGGCCCAAACAATGCAGAAACTGCTGCGGCTGCCGATTTTGTAAGACCATACGATCTCAGAGATAATCCAGCTACTAGTACGGCAGCAGGTTGGGATCAACGTTATCAAGCAGGCATTGTGAAAAGCTTCATGAAACGCATACCCATGCATGAACCTTGGGCTCTGCATGAACACAGAGCACCAGATCTGCTAACTCCAGACAAAACAGATAGGGATACTTAATCATGGCCATACGACTATACAATCAACAGACAGCAGCACAACGTTCTGCTACTGTGACACAGAATCAAGGACAATTCACCTACAAAGGGTTCAGTTCCAGCGAAGCTAACAAGAACTTCAAACTCTATGATATCAATCTTGTCAAGCAGGATTTAATCAATCATTTTTATATCCGCAAGGGCGAAAAATTGGAAAACCCAGAATTTGGCACAGTGATCTGGGACATGCTGTTTGAACCGTTCACTCCAGAGGTCAAAGAAATCATAGCCAAGGATGTAGAAGCTATCATCAACTACGATCCTAGATTCGCGGTCACTGAAATCAACATAGACAGCACAGATCAAGGCATGCGAATTCAGGCAGATTTAGTTTATATTCCATTTAATATCACAGAACGTATGACCTTGAATTTTGACAAAAACAATAGAGTGATTAACTAAGCAGTTTATTTTTAAGGGTAAATATTGGTATGACCACAACCAGCAGACAAAACAATCTCATACTAAATCAAGATTGGACCAGGATCTATCAGACTTTTAAAAACGCTGATTTCCGCAGCTACGATTTTGAAAATCTGCGTAGAGTTATCATCACATATCTACGTGAAAATTACCCAGAAGATTTCAACGACTACATAGAAAGTTCTGAATACATGGCATTGATCGATGCAGTGGCATTTCTAGGACAAAGTCTGGCATTCCGTATAGATCTTGCCAGCAGAGAAAATTTTATTGAACTTGCAGAAACCAAAGAAAGTGTGCTGCGCATAGCTCGCATGCTGAGTTATAATGCCAAACGCACTGTGGCTGCAAGCGGTCTATTAAAATTTTCTACAGTTAGAACCACTGACAATATCTTAGACAGCAATGGAAAAAACCTTGCTCAGCAACTAATAACCTGGAACGATCCTACCAACGCTAACTGGCTAGAACAATTTCTCACTGTGCTGAACTCAGCCATGGCAGACAACACAGAATTTGGTCGCAGTCAAGGATCTGCGACCATACAAGGCATTCCTACAGAACAATATAGATTCCGCACAGCGAACACCGATGTGCCTTTGTTTTCATTCTCTAAAACTGTAGCCAGTAGAAGCGTGAATTTTGAAATAGTAAGCACCGCTTTTAAAAATAGTGAAAACATATATGAAGAACCTCCAGTGCCAGGTAATCAATTGGGGTTTGTGTATAAAAACGATGGATCTGGACCAGGAAGCGCCAACACAGGATTTTTTATACTGTTTAAACAGGGCAGCTTGGAATTGGCAGATTTTACAGTAGACGTGCCAACTACCAATGAAAAAATTGCTGTAGATGCAGGCAACATCAACAATGATGATGTATGGTTGTTTTCTTTAAATTCACAAGGCTCTCAGTTAGAGGAATGGACTAAGGTATCGTCTCTAGTAGGCAACAACATAGCATATAACAGCATAACACAAGACATACGTAACATCTATGCCATCAACACCAAAGAAAATGACAACATTGATCTTGTGTTCGCTGACGGAGTCTACGGTAATCTACCACAGGGGTCGTTTAGAGTATTTTATAGAACCAGCAATGGTTTATCATATACCATATATCCAAACGAATTGAAAGGAATCAATATTTCTGTAGTGTACCGCAATAAAAATAACATAGAACATACACTGACTATCGGCCTTGCTTTACAGAATACAGTGGCCAATTCCGCGGCCTCGGAAGACATAGATAACATTCGTGCTAATGCTCCTGCGGTATATTACACTCAAAACAGAATGATCACTGCAGAGGATTATAATCTAGCACCACTGCTAGGATCACAGAACATTGTAAAAATCAAGGCAGTAAACAGAACCAGCAGCGGTATCAGTAGAAATTTTGATATCTTAGATGCCACCGGCAAGTACAGCAGTATCAATGTGTTTGGCAGTGACGGATACATTTACAAACAACAAGACGAATCTGTGCTGTCGTTTAAATTTACAAATAGAATAGATATTATTAATTTTATTAGACGAACCCTAGAACCTGTATTCACTGATTCTGAAGTTTACAATTTTTATTTTACAAAATTTGATAAAATTTTATTCACTGATTCCAACACCGTATGGCAATCTGTTTCCACCGCAACCAGCACAGGTTATTTTAAAAATATTATAGATAATTCGCAGCTGCCGGTCGGGGTGTATTCAACCAGCAATCTAAAATATGTATTGACTAATGCAGCTGTGAAATTTACAGCTCCTACAGGCAGTAGATTTAAAAAAGGAAAAATAGTTACAGCTAACGCCAATGACGCAGATCAAACAGATTTTTTATGGGCTAAAATAATCAAAGTCACTGGAGACGGCACTTATAGTAAAGGGCTTGGTCCTGTATTATTGAATATTGCTGTGCCAACCGGTGCAATTGCCACTAGAATCTTGCCAAGATTTATCAACGATTTGCCAGTAGCTCTTGAAACAGAAATTGTCAATCAGATATTTGAAAATCAAAATTTTGGCTTGAGATACGAATCTACTGAATCACAGTGGAAGCTGGTTACTAGTAACAACCTAAATCTTGTAGATGATTTCATTCTCGGCAAGGCCGGAGACACCACAAGCACAAACGTCGACAGTTCCTGGATGGTGGCTTTTGTAAGACAACCCGACAGCTACACAG